AGAGTGGTTACAATCGTTCTCACATAGCAATGACACCCGTATCCACGGTCAGTTCATGCACTTAGGGTCTTGGACAGGACGTATGGCACACAGGCATCCGAACATGGGGAACATACCTAGTGTGTTTCATGGTGAGCCTAAGACAGCAGTTGAGAAGGTGAAGTCAGACTACGATGGTAGGTTCAGAGACCTATGGACTACACCAGAGGGGTGTTACCTTGTAGGTACAGATGCGTCAGGTATCCAGCTTCGAATACTTGCTGACATAATGGAGAGTAAGCAGTACATCAAGGCTATCATCGAAGGTAGGAGTGAGGATCAGACAGACATCCATAACCTTAACCGTAAGGCTCTAGGCCTAGCTGGTATCACGAGGGACATGTCTAAGACGTTCATCTATGCTTTCCTACTAGGAGCAGGTACAGCTAAGATTGCACAGATCCTCAAGACTAACATGGGTCAGGCAGGTAAGGCAGTCAACAACTTCACTGAGAGTATTGAAGGATTGTCTAGACTAAAGAAGAAAGTTATCCCTGAGATAGCAAGTCAGGGTTACTTCAAAGGTTATGATGGACGCAGGGTTGTAGTACCCAGCGAACACAAGACACTAGCGGGTATGTTGCAGAACGGGGAGACACTCGTTATGAAGTATGCAACAAGACGCTGGATGGAAGAGGCAAGCAACCAAGGCCTAGACTTTAAGGTATGTACTTGGGTGCATGACGAATGGCAAACAGAGATAAGAGGGAGTTTAGAAGATGCCGAAAGGTTAGCTAAGATACAACGAGATGCTATTGAGTGGGCGGGATTACACCTAGGAATTATGTGTCCCCTCGCTGGTGAATCTTCCATAGGAAAATCTTGGAAAGATACACATTAACTGTTGACACCGACTACTGTACGTATTAACATATAAGTATGGCCCCTAACAATCAAAGGAAAACCAATGCCTAAGACAACATACAAAGAAGTAACAACAACTGGTCCAATCGAATGGGCTCGCCTCTCAGAGGGTAACCGAGACCTCGAAGGGTACGGTGGTGCATATCAGAAGACTGAGGGTGCTTACACAGTCAACCAAGTCCTCGACAAGGAGATGATGTCACGCCTCAAAGACTCAGGTTCACAGAAGCAACCTAACCAGAAGCGTATCATGGAAGGCGAGATGGTAGTTAAGTTCGTCCGTCCACACAAGGTTCTCAAGAAAGACGGTAGTGTACTTGAGCAAGCAGGTGGTGAGCCTAAGGTCACAGACAAGGATGGTAACCCTTGGACAGAAGACATGGGTACTATCGGTAACGGTACTGTAGCTGAGTGTACTAACCTGATTACTACGTTCACAGGTGGTGACGGTAAGCAGTATGCTCGTACTAGCCTAGTCAGTGTTAAGGTACTCGAACTTGTAGAGTACGTTAAAGAGAACGAAGCGGTGGGCTTCTAATATGAAAACCATTGATACACTTGTTGCTGACATGCACGAGGTTATCAAGGGTGAAGGTGGTTGGTCTGGGGTAGTTGGTTCTACCCTAGGCTCCAACATCTCACTGGCTGCTAACCAACGCTTCGGTAAGCCCCAAGAACCTAGGGCTTATCTCTCACTGTCCTCTATCGGGACACCATGTAAACGTAAACTGTGGTACAAGGTCAACAAGTCTGACTCCTCTATCCCACTCAATGCTAGTACCTTGTTCAAGTTCTTCTACGGAGACATGATCGAAGAGCTTGCACTTGCCATTGCTATCGCTGCCGGTCATGATGTTAAAGGACAACAGGATCGTCTTGATGTTCACGGTATCAAAGGACATCGTGACTGTGTGATTAACGGCATGACTGTGGATGTTAAGTCTTGTAGTTCCTTCGCCTTCAAGAAGTTCAAGGAAGGTACACTACGAGAGGATGACGCTTTCGGCTACATCAGTCAGCTTAGTTCGTATGTGTATGCAGGTAAAGATGATCCACTTGTGACAAATAAGACACACGGTGCTTTCCTTGCTATCGACAAACAGAACGGACATATCTGCCTTGATGTGCATGACTTCACAGAGGACTTAAAGACCAAAGAGCATGAAATGCTAGAGGCTAAGGACTTAGTAGCAGGAGACATCCCGTCTGAACGCTACGAACCAGTACCTCAGTCCAAGTCAAGTCCGAACACTAAGCTGCCTATGATGTGTAGCTACTGTGAGTTCAAGAAAGAGTGTTGGCCTGAGGCCCGTAAGTTCATATACAGTTTCGGCCCACAGTACTTGGTTGATGTAGTGTATGAGCCTAAGGTTCCAGAGGTTCCTTTGGATGCGGAGTAAGTTAAGGAAGAGAGCACTGCTTGCAGGCTATAGGTCAGGACTAGAAGAGGACACAGCTACCTTCCTTAAAGAGAAGGGTGTCCCTTTCGAGTACGAGAAACTAAAGATCAAGTGGGTAGATCCTAAGATAAAGACCTACACACCTGACTTTGTTCTTAGCAATGGTATTGTAGTTGAGACCAAGGGCCGGTTCATTTCTTCGGACAGAGCTAAACACCTTGCAGTTAAGTCTCAACACCCTGAGTACGATATAAGGTTTGTCTTTACAAATAGTAAAGCAAAGCTGTACAAAGGTAGCAAGACCACCTATGGTATGTGGTGTAAGAAGCATGGCTTCCAGTACGCAGACAAAGTTATACCTGATACATGGCTACGAGAAAGGAAAAGGAAATGAAGATCACCTTGCATAAGGTTCTTGAAGGCCCATTCGAACACCCAGAGTACACCATCGACAGCACAGGTGAGCAACCTTATTGTGTAGTTTACTTAGCTGAGGTTGACGGTGATCTAGAACATACGGAGATGCTATACGATAGTTTCGATGATGCCTATGCTGAATCAAACAAGGTATCTTCAACCATTGAGGGGGTCACCATAGGCGGCGACTACGTGTATGACGCATGACCCCTTCTAATAAACATTAAGGTGAGCAGATGTTCGACTACAAAGGACAACTTGAGTTACTAATTACTAGCTACGGGCTGCTTGGAGTCCTAGATAGGGTAGACTTAGAAGAGGTAGATGTACTAGACATCCTTGTTAACAGGGGTGACATTGAGCTAGACGATTTCTTCTTCCAAGATGTACCAATAGACATGATAGACAACGACAACTAAAGGACTGTAATATGATTACACAAGAGGACATAGATGCTTTCAAGATTGTGGATGTAACCCCTATGGATTACTCCTATTGGGTTGAGGGTAAGATCACAACACGAGGTGAGAAACGCCTAATGGAAAACACATTGGGTTTAGCTGGTGAGGCTGGCGAGGTAGCAGAGAAGATCAAGAAGTATCTACGAGATGATACCAAGGTAAGTCAGAAGGAAATCGTTAAAGAGTTAGGTGATGTTGTGTTCTATGCTACAGCATTAGCTAATTACTTCTACAGTAACCTGCCAGAAGTGTTACAGTATAACATGGATAAGCTGAACAGTCGTGCTGAACGGGGTGTGATTAAGGGATCAGGGGATAACCGATGAAGAAGAGATGGGTAAACAATATTGTAGTTAGGTTCCTGAGGTACTGTGTCATGTGGTCTGAGCACCGACAGGCGGTCAAGATACTCAATCAAATGTCAGATAGGGAACTAAAGGACATTGGAATAAACAGAGAAGACATTGACCGTATGATCTGGTTAGA